ATGGTTCTGTAATACTTGCTGATTGATTTACGGCCCTTTGTACGTTTCCTACTAGTTCACTAGTTTGAATCTCGCCTTGACGTTGTCTACTAACTCCAGATATTTCAGCAACCATATCCTCAATCTTAGCCATGAGATTAATATACTGATCTATTACTTGGGCCATAGTCAAATCCAATGCAGTTATCTGATTAAATTGAGCTGGCTTACCGCCCTCGCGACCAGGTATATCCCATCCTTCTTCGTATGGATTAATAAAGTTTACGCCAACTGCAGATAGATAATGCATCCATTTTGCAGCATCAATATTCATTGATTTAGGTATCTGGGTAATGTCCATGTTTATTATCTTGCCCTTATCCCTTGCTAGTGCTAGTTCTAATCTATACCATATAATAATATACATATACTGTAATGGTTTCATGATAGATACTAATGATTTTGATTGAGAATTAGTATTACTATATATAACCCCTGAATATGGTAGTTTCTGCGAATTAAGATTATCGGTAGAAATATATTGATATTCCATTGGTTGAATTGCTATAAATAGATCTTCTCCTATTCTATATCCTTCCCATACTTCTAATACCCATTTCCATTCTATACTTAATTCATTTCCAATAACCATATAGTCTTCACTTACAGTCATCTGTTGTGGTTGTCCGTTCTCATCTATTATAGTAACAAAACCAATCTTTCTATATGATTTCCATGTAGCATGCCATAAATTAACGTGATTAGCGCGCATCAGATTATCATTTCCAGGGCCTCCTACGACCTTCATATCTAGATGGACATAATCTACTGCTGATGGCATTTCCTTTCCATATGAGCCTGGAGATGGCTTCTCTCCGGTCATTTCAAGTAGTTTGTCTAACTGTTTTTCGCTCATCTTATCATATAGTCTATCATATACCTCAGTATATGATAATCTCATTCTACGAACCGCCCAGTCACCGTCTTCTATATATTCTAAATCAGGGCAATTATCATGAGCGAAATATACTGGATTTACTCTTTCTAAACTAGGTTCTCCATTAATTACACCAGTATAATAAACTTCTTTACCAGCAATCAAAGCATCTTTCCACCCTTTATAGAATTCATGAGATAAACCTAATTTCTCCTTTAAGTAATTAAGAGAATGATAAGCGCAGTCCTCTGCAACATCTTTATAGTCTTTATTCATAAACTGAGCAATCTTCTCTGGTGGCATAATTTCACCACTCTGTAATTTACTCTGAAAATCTTGAGCATCTTGAGGAGACATTCCAGCCATTATCTGACCCATTATATAATCATACATCATCTTTTTCATCTGATCTTGAACATCAGATGTAGAATCCTGACTAGTTCTTATTACTCTAAAATTGAAAGGGCGTTTAGTCTCCTCTCCAAGTAATAAATCTATTTTTGGTCTAATTATATTAAAATTCTGTGGAGATGCTGGAAACCCATCTGCTTGTTTATATGGATCTGTTACATATTGCAAATCCCTTTCATCGAATATGCTATTATACAAATCATAATAGGTTTGCATTTCCTCAAAATTAGTCCTATCATATCCAGACGGAACTGTTTCTCCCATTCCAATGATATAGTTTACGCACGCTTCTCCCCACTCTTGAGATTTCTTTTTGAGCGGAATTTTTTGCGAAGGAAACATTGTTACTATGTTATTCATTCTTTATATTATTATTTGTTAATTCCATGTGAAATCCATTGATTTGTCTCCTATTAAATCTAGAGGGTCTGATGATTTATCAAACCAATTCTTTGAAAATAATGGAATATCAAATAGATTAAGTTTTTTTGATTCTTCGTTTTTCTTTTTTACATGAAGATTATGTAATTGTTGTCTATATATCATTAGACATTGAAATGCTCTAACTCGGTCAAAGTTTCCTTTGTCATTATACTGAATCAGCTCCTCTATAAGCGGTTCGGATAATATTCTTGTTAAGTTCTTTTTGCCAGGAGCGTACTCCTCGTTAAGCCATTCTTTTATTAAACCCTCAGAATAATCAATTATCTGAGTAGTCATGTGTATTCCTTTTCTTCTCTGTACCGTAGACTTTCCTATGATGTCATTTATGATATCTGGTTGGTCTGCCAATAAATAATCTGAATGCTTTTGTGTAAAGTAAGGAAATATACCTTTACGTTCATTTTCATACAGTAGTCTAGCGTTATAATATATAAGTAACTTTCTAACATTCTCGTAATACTCTTCAGCCGTATCTGGCCTGCCAGTATATTCCGCAACTATTATATCATAATATTCTTCAAAGTTTTGAAATCTCTTATATATAAATGTAGAACCAAGAGAATTAGTTCCAGCTTTATCATGGTCGTCAGTGTTGTTATCGATAGGCTTTTTATCCTATCTTCTATATGTCGCCATATAGCTCAGCGTACATTATCAATATTGATTATTGTTGAGCACTCTTGGGAAGATTATATTTATTCACTTCCTACGCGTTACGGTGATAATTAGCCTTTCGATATCTAATTATTTACCTCGGTGTTTTCTACTAGAGACGTTCACCGATTTTGCTCAATTCTTACGGATATTAATCCGCACCGCCAAATTAACGGGTCACAATTATGTGACGTAATGTTTCTGCACATATAAGTATGTGTTTCACATTCGAAATTATATACAGTTCCAGTATATTTAGACTTTTCAATCTTTGCTACTTTTATATATATATATTTTCCGCACGAGGAGATTACTGCTTTATCTCCAGTCTTGACGACTGATCCAGGTTTCTCTAATATAATTCTTTCCATTTTTCTGCTATATAAAACCATATCAAATCCAATCGGTATCATTTTGTATATGCTATTTTTAGCGATAGATAGTCTATACGACTCTTTAGTTATATATTCTTTACCGTTAAATATAGATACTCCTTTCTTATTATGTCTTGTTATAGTGTTCCATATTCCAGTAGAATATAATATATCTTGTAAATCTTCTAATAGTTCAAGATTAACGCTTGTGAAATTAACTCTAAGTGATCCTCTGTCATAAAATGCACTTCCATCCGAGTCTAAATATCCAGCAACAAAAAACTTTCTTAGATCGTTACGAGAAGATTTTATCCATTCAGGAATTCTTTTTCCATATGAATATCTACCAAATTCATTCTCAAGTAGTTCATATAATCCTCTATGTGTAAATCTTCTAGTATTTCCTCCATTCCACTTACAATGAATAGTTTTCCTGTTAAATACTTTTTTTATTACATCGTCATATTGCTCTGCTTCTTTGATTTGATCTGCTCCAAATGCTACATATATATCATGTGAATTTCCGTTCTTGTTGTTAAATCCATCACCAATCCATACCCCCAAAAACCACCAAAGTTTAACTAGATTTGGATCTGTTTCCGAACCGAGATACTTATAAAATTTTGATATATAATCTTCATTATATATTGCATATCTATTTGGTATTTTTAATCTATCTCCGACTTTAACATACTCTGCATTTATAAATTGATCTTCTATTAGAATTGGATGTTCTTTTGTGAAGTTAGTACTTCTATATGACCCATATGGAGTTATTCTATATGTATCATGTTCTTCTTTGTATCTTTTTTGAAACACTTTTATTTTTACTTCATCTCCGTTCTCATTTATAAGTAAATCATTATGATTAACCTTTTCGACATCTTTAAGTCCGTGATTAGTTAATACTTTTTCTCCTGGTGTTAAACATCCAGCTATGTATAATTGACCAGAAGTATCTTTATTTGGGTGTTCCCATATAACTATAGATCCTTCGTGTTTGTCATCTCTACCAAGTGGATATTTAGTTATATCTCCGCTTCTTTTTATCTGCCAAGACAACTCACCATTTATCCACACTAAATCCCCTATCTGTTTGTGTGTTTGCAGCTTCTTATTCGTACGAATAGCAGCCAGTTGGACTATAAGTTCCTTTTTAGGAAAGATGTTACCAGTGAGCTCTAAAACAGCCTCCTGGGGTGTCAATGGGTTCTCTGCTATATATCTATCAATCGCTCTTGAATCAGATGCTCCATCTATAACTTTCTGTCGTTCAGATAATGCATATTCAACTGCTTTAGACTTAAGACTATTACCATCCTTGTCCATATACAGTCTATTTCCTTTATCATCAAGAACAGACATATTTGCATATACCGGAACAAAAAATCCGCAATTACTTGCATCAGCTCCTTCATCCCATATATTTGGAAATGATTTAATATTATATCCAGACGGATTATAAAACATCTCTTTTAACCCATCAAATCTACTAGCGTCATCACCGCCAGTACCAAAGGCTAACATTAAACCAAATGCAACACCATCTTCCTCTACTGACGGTCTAGCTATTTGCCATGCTTGAAGTACGTCTTTAAAACTTCCTGCCTCCTCGAAGAGAAGTAGTTTACCACGTTTACCACGAGCCCTATTTGGATCGTTTTTTAATGTAACACCTATTATTTCTGATTTATAGCCAACCTCTATCTTAGTACCCATTTCGTCAGTAGTAATAATAGAAGCCTTTCTATGCATCTTGGTATTAACTGCTTGACGTTTTTTAGCCCATGCTGTATGTTCATCTACAAAGTCCATGTAGTCCCATGCCTTAGTAAGAAGACCGTCTCTAACTAAATACTCGGTCTCAGATGCAATTGCATAAGACTTTGAATTAGGTATTAGATAGTAGTTTCTAGCTAGCATAGATGCTGCTTTAAATGAATATCCAGCACCACGTTTCTTTAGAACTACCATATGCTTTCCTTCATCCTCAGCCTCTTGTATTGCTGAGAAAAAGAAACTATCATAGTCATAGAAATCCGGGAACTCTCTAGTTTTCTCTCTACGTTTTTTAGTTACACCAAATCTATCTCTATAAGTAAATTCTACTAAACGCAAAATAGGGCAGTAGTTTAAGTAGAAGTAATTATATCCACTAATCCATTGTCCGTCTTCAGAAGTAAATCCATCTATACATCTAAGTTTCTCTTCTTCCCAATATTCTATATACTCAGTAGTTCCAGGAGGTGCTATGCAGTAAACCCCTGTCTTCTGAAAACGAAGTGCAGGGGTCCTAAATTGGTCTATTTTCTTAAATTTCTTATTGAAATTAACCATTAGATATCACTGTTTTATTTATTAAGCCAGGCATTAAATTTTTGAATTTGTTTTGTAATCCAATTTACTTTCTTTGCTGGAATAGTTTTGATTGCCTGTACTTCAGGAGTATTCTCTACTGAGGCAACTACTACTTTATTTGATTTCTTATGGTATCTCTTTCTATTCTGAGATTTCTTTACCGGAATAACAACATCAGCTTCCACTGGAGTTACTTGTTTAATTGGTTCTAATTGTTTAATCTTATTACCATGTTTTACTTTTTCCATAATTGTTTAATGTAATTTAACGTATTAAACGCTAGTTTGTTTTTTTTGTTTACTTGTACGTGATTCTACATACAACTCTAATTTATTTTCTAGTTTCTTTATCTTATCAAATAATATAGAAGTTGCTATATATAAATGAATTTGAGAGAATAGAAAATACGCTGATACTATTAATATTATATGATTAAAATTATCGCTAGTTATATATGTTGCCATGTTATTTATTTAAGAATGCTTATATAACACCCTGGATTATTTTTATCAACCGAATACCATTTACCATCTATCTCCATTGGAAATGGCAAGATACAATCCATATTGTCGTCCTCTATTATATCGAATGCCACTAGGAGATCGAATACTATCTGGCATATATTGTGAAAATCAAATCTTGCTTTCGTATTTCTTACGAAGTGCACACCTAATTTTATCGGTAAAGATTTTGACTGCAATTCTGTATTGTATTGAATTAAGACTTTTAATTGGGCTACAGGGAATACACAGGGTCTCGTTTTGTAGTATGTTATTTCTTTCCTGGATACAGAGTAAT